TTACTGTAATTGTCATTTGAGTTTTCATAATTCTTGTTTTTTCGTTGTTTGTTATATGCAAATATAATACTTATTTTGATATATCAACAAAAAATCAAACTTTTTCAACATTTTTTTTATCAGGAAACAAAAAACCCCTATTTCTAGGGGCTAAAGCAAGAATCTATGAAAAATTGGAATGCTCAAATATACAATTAAATTGGAAACTGAGTGCTATCTACGATTGTTTTTTCGTGAAAAGGTGAATGTATCTTTAATATTCTGCCTCCTAATGGCTTTGGTGGTGCGCCTCTTTCAACGTGCCATCCGCTAAATCCGTCTTGATACTCTTCTTTGTACGTTCCTGTAAGCATTAAATGTATTCGTTTATGCTCTACAGAATGTCCGCTTTTTGAATGTGTCTGTACTTGCTCTCTAACGTCATTTCTAGCAGCGTTCTCGTGAATGTGACCCATAGTGAACACATCCATTCCCTCAAACATCTCTAAAGCTCTAGTAAGGTTCAACGCTCCTTTGGTAACTACACCACCACCACCTGAACCGTGAAAGTATTTTACCTTAGTAGATTTGCGTTGTGTAGCTGTTAAATTCTGACGAATAAAGAACCAACCACCATAACCTCCAGTGTGTACGTTAGAACCGTTCTTATAGTTTAACAAGTCAACAAATCTCTGTAGCAAGTCTGTTTCCTGAAACTTAATTATCGCAGTCTCATGGTTTCCGTAGCCTAACACGGTTAATATGTGAGCATATGGTGACCACCATTCTACTGCAGTCTCTACTATCGAATCTAAATACCTAGCATTGTTATGTTCAGGTCTTATATCAGATTTGTTTCTACGGTTGTCTCCTCTTCCTTGCATTAAACAAAAGAAGTCACCGTTAACCATTACAGGAATGTTATGCTTTACGCAGTAGTCAAGATGTTTACGGAGTAAGTCCCAGTCACAATGAGGATTGTCCCAATGTATGTCTGATAGCATAGCTACCTGTGCCTCGTTACCATCTACTACTAATTCGTGAATGTTACGAGAGTGCTTTATAACTTGCATTAGCCTCTAGCTTTCTTAATAATACGAGCTATGATATTACCTAATACTTTTGGAGCTTTCTCGTCTACTGTTACGTCTACGTCAAGTCCGTTTACTTCGTCTTTTGTTATTTCTGCGTCAATGATAGGAGTGTCTATCTCTGCTTTGAATTTACCGTCTTTTCGTGAAATCTTAATGTCAATGTTCTTAGTGTCGATATTGACGTCTAAGTCTTTTTTCTTTTTCTTAGCCATTTTTAAGCGTTTTAAAAGGTTGTTAAAATAATTCGGAATCAATATACCGAAAAATATGTAGAGTGCGTTAAAATTCATTTATGAGGCAGTAAGATACGCTCTTTTGATTCTTGCAGAGTTTAATAATTCTTTCGTAGTGTGCGTTGTTCTGAACTACTTGACATCCTTCTGACCATCCACCAATTTTAGGAGATACATTTGCTGAACCAAAGTTATAGGTAGAACCGTGAAAGTTCATGTATATATTGTTAGTATATACTTCTCCTACTACATCTGTTTTACCGTCTTTATCAAAGTCCCTTGTATATGGAATGCCTTTAACCTGACGTAGAGCTGGCATCTTGCCTTTATGAAGTCCGTATCGATATACATCGTAGTGCCACATATCAGCCATCATTACAGCAGTTCCTTTTAAACCTTTGTTTGTAGTTCCAGCAGCTACCATTAAAAAGTGCTCACCTCTGAACACATAGAACTTGTCATCGTACTTATCGGTCAAGTCTTCGTTAGACCTTACACCAAGAATCCAAACATCGTGAGGAACGTACTGAAAATTAACAAGGCTTTTAACTCTATCTAAAAGCTCTTTGTCTTTGTAGCTTCTTACCATTTAATTACGCTTTTTTACGTTTAACAGATGTTTCTTTTGGTAGTACTGCGTAGTAAGTAGAGTGGTTAGGTGTTCGTGTTTTTAAATCCGTTGAAGTTTGGTATTTGTCATAGCATCTGTACAGCTCACGTTCAACTTCGTTTAGTCTTTCGTTTGTGTAAAATAGCCAAGCTGCCAAAACACCGACAGCTCCGTGTTTTTTAATTGTGTCAAGTAAAACAGTTAGTGTCATAGTTATTCAATTGGAGGCGTTGGTTTAGGCTCATATGGAATCAAAGGAAGTTCTTTCACCCACATAAACTCAGGATTTACACATTGGTCTATTTCTTCAACTGAGATTATCCAGTTGTCGTTTAAGTCCTGAATAGGGTTGAAATAGCTATCCTCATCGTACATCTGACCTACTAATTCGTCTTTCTGTATCTCTGTTAAAAGTCCTACTTGTATCATAATATTATTTTTTACACATTTCGGCTTAAAGCCACTTGGAAATTATTTACAGCTGTGTAGAAGTTAGCTGCTTCTGTATCTGTAAGTCCCTCTCCTATTGAGGCGAAGGCAAGTTGTCTATTTGAATACAAAGAAGCATTGAAATTGGCAGAACTTAAAGCACCTAAATAAAAGTTTCTGTTTACTTTTAAACCTACGGATGTTGAATTAATTATTTTTAATACATTATTTTGAAATGCTCTAATTTGATTTGAAGCAACTCTATTGGATATAAATAAACCTAAAGAACTAATTGTATTTGAAACGCCTGAATTACTATCGTGTATTCTAGGATAAAACACATTTAAATATTTAGCAAAAATATTTGTTTCGGTTACTGGTGATGTTAGACTAACGCCTATATCACAGAATAAACCATCTGTATTTGTTCTAGAATAAAATGAAATATGTTCATTATTCAAAGTCATTACAGAATTTTCATTTAAAAATGTATCCGCATAACCATTCGTACCATTTGGCTGCGCTCCATTTACTGAATGCGTCCAACCACCGTTGAATGTCAACCTAAATGCTGCATCTAAATCTCTTGAGTCTTTAAGATTGAATTTATGCTGACTTGCTGTACCTCCAACAAACGGATACAATGCCTTCATCTTAGTCCAAACACCGTAACCTTTCAAGTCAACTACCAACTGATTCACAGCACTCTGTTGTGTAGGATTTGTAATAGCTGCTGCTGTGATGAATGCCTGAGCGTCTGTTTCCCAAGTAGGAGTAATAGTATTGCTAGTTGCTGAAGCGCTACCAGCGTCATTTATAGCTGTAACTGTACAAGTAATAGATTGAGATACATCTGCTGCTACTACTGTGTATGTATTTGCAGTAGCTGAAAGTATGTTAGAACCGTTTCTTTTCCATTGATATGTATATGAAGTAGGTTCGTTGTCCCAAGTGCCGTTAGTTGTTGTTAAAACACTACCTACAGATGCTGTACCACTAACTACAGGAGCAGATACATTAACAGGTGCAGTTAATAACACCTCTAAAAGCGTTTCACCACTCCAAGAGTTTTCGTATGCGCTACCCCATCCATTAGTAGAGTTGTCTTTTCCATCTCCGTAACCGATAGTATTGTTCTCAACAGCTTTACCCCATCCTATTGTATTGCTCATAATTAATTAACTAATAATCCGTGTTTTGTTATATGTACGTAGTTACTTTTAAGTACAAACCGTTAACATTCATTACGCCATTTGCTGGCGTTCCTGAAACTGTAGTTCTAATTCTTATTGTGTCACTATCTATATAGTCCGTTCTTATATGGTCTGTTGTAGGCAATGCGTTTAGATTAATCTCTATGTGAGTAGCTGCAGCAAGTAAGTTATCAAAACCAGCTATTTCATACTCACCAACCCCTACATAAGAGGCTACTGGAGATAAACCGTAGTTGTTAAAGTTATCCGTCAAGCTAGGAGCTGTTGCACCTGACTGGCTAATGCCACAAACAAACGTATATGCACCAATTGAACGTAAAGCAGAACTTTCTGCATACTTGCTTTCGTAGTTGCCTGAGTCCTCCTGACTGATTAATACTAAGTCAAGGTTGTTTACATTGTTCGCTTGTGGAAATTCACTTATCTTTTTTACCGCCATTTTTAATTTTGTTTAGGTAAACCATTAATTTAACTACGTTGTCTTGTTTAGGCTTGTAAATCTTTAAATGTGCCATCCTGAAAAGTAATTATTTGAACTAGGTGAAACTTCACCGTTACTGTTAGTGTTGTACTCAGGGAATTGAGCTGAGTAATTACACATGAAGTCAATAAACCTCTGAGTGTAATGCTGTGCTATGTCTCGCTCTTTTTCTACTAAGTAGTCTACTTCCGTCTTTTCAACGTTAGAAGCGTTCTCTGAGTTGTGTTTATAAACGCCTTTGTTAGCGATTGTGTACGCTGCGAATGGTAAATATTCGACCATTGCCCAATGAATAAGCATAGGCTTTACATACGTCTCTAAAAGGCTTAAATACGGGTCTGCTAGTGTGTCATCAACTATGTCATCTTTGATACGGTCTAGTAGTCTTGTACCTAGATAGTTTTGTATGTGTATGTCTTGAGCTATTTTGATAAACTGAATGAATTTATCAGTGTCTACGTTACCTCCTAACGCAGTCAATTTAACTAAGTCGTTTCTTGTTATTAGTAAAGCCTCCATTATTCTTTAGGTAAAAATCCGTTATTAGGCATGTCTTTAGGTAGTGTAGATACTTTAGGGTCATTCTTAACTACATATCCGAACTTCTCTGCCTTTCTTACTGCTATTTGTCGTGCCTTTGGTGAGTTAACATCTATTCCTGTACCTTCAAAAGCTGCGTAAACTTGCTTATTCCATCTGTGGTGACAGTTACCACCACCTTTATAGAACCAAATGTTATAAGTATCAGCACCTCTAGCACCCCATCCAGCGTTTACTGGTTGGTTACTCATTTGCAAAATGTCCTCTTTACGATAGACTTTTTTAGCGTCAATCATTTTCTTACAGAAAGGTCTGCTTTTATTTGTAGTTTCACCAGCATAAACGTAACGTGTAATGAACTTAACACCTTCTACAGTGTCGTCTTGTTCACTATTTGAGTTAGGTCTAGCTGTACCTGTGCTAACAAGCTCAACCAATCTACTTAATAAAGACTTCTTTTCGCCTTTTAGTAGTTCGTTTTCTGCGTCGTCGTTATCATAGTCTACAGGAGATTCGTCTATTAGTAGCCAGTTGTCAGGTACGTCTTCTCCTAATGCGATTAAATCACGTGCTACTTCGTTATCTAGAGAGCTGAGTTCTGTAGGTTCTTCTACCTTTCCGCTAGGGTCAGTAAACTCTAGTGGTTTTAACGTCTCAAAATACAGCTTTAAGCTGATACCGTTAACTGCTAATACTCTGTCAATAGCCTCGATTATCAAATCTTGGTATGGTTGAATAACCATGTTGTAATAAAGGATAAACGAGTTCTGTAATTCGTCTGCATTAGAGCTAAATCCATTACTGCTGCTGATACCAAATAGTAAAGGAGATGTAACGTTATGCCCTAGCATTATCTTACGCATACACTCCTCTGAAAGGTATGTATAGTGTTCAGGTGCATCATTTAGCGGAATGTCGTCTACGGTAGTCTTTTGAGCTTCTGAGTGATTAAATGATACAATCACTCGTTTACCTTTTGAACCAGTCAACTTGCCTAGAACTTTTCTTTCTACAGCATCCATCTCCTCCTCAGGTGGTAATCCGTTATTAAAGTTGATTACCTTAGTTCCTGAGAAACCATTTTGAACCTCGTTAATTAAATAGTCAGATATTTCTTGCTCTAAAACAGCATAAGGTAAAGCTCCTTGATAGTCAACTAAAGCGAAGTACTTCATTCCAACGCTATAAGGTCGAACATAAAGTATCTCTACAGCCTCTTTTGACGTTCCAAAAGATGGGATTCTTTTAGGCGGAAAGTTTTTAGTGTCTTCCCAGTTATCCGAGTAATAATAGGCTTCGATTTCACCGTCTTTATTACACTTCTCAGGACGCAAAAGTTGTACAGGTATATGATACGCTTTCTTAACTACTGAATGGTCTTTAGAGTAATGTACTTGGATAGCGAATTGTCCAAGCATCTTAGAGTCCATTATCATTTTACGAACACAGTCCTTATTAAACATGGTCATAAACTGAGCATACTGCTGAGGCTTTTTAGACGCATCTGAAGCGTTTAATCCTCTACCGTAAACCAATTTGATAATGTTGTTAATGATTGCGTTGTTGGTAGGAGAATAAGTGTATCTGTCAATCAAATACTGAAAGTAATTATTGTCCTCACCATACATTACCCAGTCCTCACGTTTGCCTTCTGTGATTACTGGAGTTTCGTATTTAGCAAGTTCAATAAACTTGACGTTGAAATTATTGTTGTCCATAAGTTATGTATTCGTTATCGCTACTATGTGAGACGTATATACTTGCTCCATTTGGTAGCTTGTTAACGCTAAATTCATTTGCTGGAATGTCAGTAACAAAAAGACGGTCATAGTAGATTATTTCATCTTCGTCATTTAATAGCTTAAAGTCGTAAACTCGGTTATTAAGCAAGTCGTCTGTGATATCTACCTCAACTGAATAGTAGTACTCTTCCTCAGTCACACCTTCTACATCATATAGAAAGTAAACATTGCGTGAGTCATCCCTAAGTACGCACTTTGTGACTACAGGGTCTTTTAATACTAAGCTGAATGTCTTAACCTCAGCGTCTGACGTTGTTACTATCATATATTAATAACTTAAAAGCGCTGAATTGTTTTGAAATAAAAAAAGGGAGACTAATTGCCTCCCTCCTTTTTTTCTGATTTATTGGTATCTTAAGAAGTAATAATGTCAGAAGTTGTTAAACCAAATACTGCAGCCAATGTAGTCTCATCATTACAGTCCAAGAAAGGAGCTGGGATGTTTTCCATAGCTGTTAGTGTAAGGTTATAACCGTTGAAGTCACCCATAGCAGTACCTGAAGAGATAGTACCAGCAGTTACATCACATCCTCTTTCAAGACCAGCTAAGAAGTAGTTTCCTGAACGTGTACGCACAACAACGTGAGGGCGACCATAAGCTAACAACTTAACTGTTTTGTGTGTTGTAGGGTCAAGTACTTTAAACTGAGCTACAATAGTTTGCTCAAAGAAAGTAGTTCCGTTGTCACGTGAAGTTTGAATAGTCTGCTCGAATGAGTTAGCACCTTTCAACTCCCATTTGTACAAGTCAGTAACTCCAGCTACGTCTACAATTACATCTTCTAAACCTACTGCTGAAGAGAAAGTAACGTCTGTAGGGTAGTTAATACCGTAGTTAATAAAGTAGATAGCATCTAATCCTGAGATTCCGTCTTTACACGCTTCTAATCTACCGTTTGAAATATCACAAGCCATATCTTTTTTTGTTTTAAAAAAAAGGGAGGGAAGTTAGACCGCCCTCCCCTTCTTGAGTTTATTAATTAATTAGTCTAAAGCTGGAGAGTAAACAACACAATCCTCCAAGATACCGATTTGAGTACCAGCAGTGTAACGAGCTACAAAACGTACGTTTTTAGAACCGTCAATCATAGCCATGTCAATCAACTTAATTTCATTGTGGTCAGAAAGTAGACCAGTTCCGAAATACAAGTTCTCAGTAGTAGTAGCTAGGATAGAGTTGTTAGCAAGTCCGTTAGCAACGAAGATAGATACTCCGTCAAAAGACAAACCTGACCCCATTCCGTACCATTGTGTACCTTGTGCGTTAGTACCAGCAGCACCAACACCAGCAGCAGCGAAACCACCCAATGCACGAACGTATGCACGAGCTACGTTTTGAGAAACATATACTTTCAAACCTTCTTTACCGTAAAGTGAAGATGGAAGAGCGTCAACCACACGACCTAATTCATCAATTACGTTAGTAGCGTCAATAGAAACACCAGCTAAAGACTGAGAGTTAGGAATACCTCCGAAAGCCTCGTCTAATGCTTGAGTAAAGATACCACCGAACTGTCCGTTAGTAGCCTCAACACCTCTCCAAAGTGAAGTCTCAGTAGCTTCTGCCATTTGTCCTAGCATACGAGCAATAAAGAAATCTTGGAAAGATTTAGGTAGAACGTCAAATGCAGAGTAGCCCATCTCTAAAGAATTCCAGTCCGATGCAAAATCAGTCTTACACAAAAGTGCGTTGATTTGTAGTTCCTTAGGCTCAATTGCACGCTCTGTCAAAGTAACATCTCCTGTAGCAGTGAAGTCACAAGTAGCATCTGCGATTAAAGAGTCAGAATCTAAACGCTTAATTGTTTGTTTGTACTTAACGTTAGGGACAACTGTTACCCCTCCGTTTTCGATTGTGTTAGCAGAAAGAAGACCAGCAGCGATGTATTTACCTGCCGCTTCCCCTGCGTACGTTGTTGTGATGTCCAAATTTGTTGGCATAATTTATTGATTTTAAAAAGTGAATATTATTTCAATTTGTTTAACACTCTGTCAAGTGATGACATTGAGCGGTTTTTAGTGTACTTAAATACCTCAGCTTTTTGCTCGTTCTCAGGATTGTACTGGATAGGCTTAATATCTTCTACAGCGCTTAACTCAGTAGCATTTTTAAGAGCAGCTAGTTCAGCTTTAAGTTCTTCGTTTTCTGCTTTGATTTTTTCGATTTCAGAGAAAAGAGTTTCTTTGATAATAGACTCGATAGTTTTCTTAGGCTGACGAGTTTCTTCACTCATCTCTTCCTCTACTACTTCTGCCTCAGCTTCAGGAGCTGGAGCTTCTTCTTCCTCTTCAGTCTCTTCTACTTTCTCTTTGATTTCAGCAATGATACCTTCCTCTTCAACTACGAGAATAAGTTCACCACCTTCCATTTCGTACTCACCTACAGGCATAGGAACGTTTCCTTCTTCTGTTACGATGAATACTTCCATACCAGCTTCAAATACTTCAGCTTCAATAACTGTAGTACCGTCTGCTAAACGTGCTTGTGCTAACTTAACTTCAGTCTCTAAACCGAGTAGAGTTTTTATTTGTTTGATTGCTTCGTTTGCTTTCATGTTATTTACCTATTGATGAAATTGCATTTTTCATGTTAGACATTGCGTCTTCAATTTGCCCTAAAAACTGGTAAGCATCTTGAATACCTTTAAACGCATCTGTAGACTGTATGTTAACACCTAATTCTTTAGCTAATTTCTCTAGGTTTTTATATAACCCGTCAATTTGCTTACCCATTGTCTTACTGTAATTAACATAAGGAGCAGACTTTTTATAAGCTGTGTTCAATTGCTCAGCTAACTTGACAACTTTATTGTTTGAGTCGTTAGCAATTTTCAAAATATCATTGATATTTTTTAATTTAGATGCTACCTCATCAGTTACAGCTAAATCTACCTTTACTTCAGCAAGCTCTACGTTTTTTTCAAACTTGCTCAACTTTTCTAATACACTTTTATTCATAACTAATTAACTATTTGGTTTTTATTTGTTTCATTTTTATCCATTTGAACGTATTATATTACGCTCTACCTCTACTTGTGTTAGTACTACGTCTCCTTGTCCTTCTAGTGAACCGATGCCTTGAGCTTGTAGGCTGCCATCACAGCAATTAATGTGATAGGTTTCGTCTTCGCATAGGCAACCTCTTCCCGAGTTCTGTGGTGATGTTTTACTTTCTGTTTTCATTAGTACACCTTGTTTAAAACGAATACATCCGAGTAAATGCTATTTTGTGCTGAATTGCTACTCCACTGTGCAGTCACATTTAACGTATTAGGAATGGTAGTATTAAACGTAGTACTGTTGACCGTGTTAAAACCAAACCCTTCAGAAGTATTGTTCGATTGTTTAACGTTTAAGAAGTTACCAATAGTCACAACAGAAGCAGTTCCAGCTCCTCCTAATTGACGGATAGTGAAATCTAAAGACAGTGACCAAACAGCATTAGTGGTTGCTGGCATTGTTTGTAATCCGCTATCAGCTAACACAACAGAACCAGCTTTTACTCTAATACGAATACTATCGTTATTTTTTGCTGACATTTGTCCAGCGAAATGCGCTCTGAATGTATCTCCTACTTGAAAAGCATTTGCTGGTACAGATAAAGTTCCTACTCCTCCGTTAATTAATGTAGTCTCTGTAGTAGTTGCAGTTACTGCTACGCTATCTCCAGTCTGTGCAAATAGTCCGTAGTTTGTAGTTGGTATATTACCTTCTATGTTTACTACTGTTTCTCCAGCTTCATCTGTCGCTGTAACTCCTGTACCTGTGAATTTTAATACAGAGCGTTTAGGCAATTGTGTAGATTCGTCTTTTACTGTGGTGTATGCTTGTATGTCGTGATTGTCTACTTTAATCCATGCACCACCTTCAAATATAGCCCAATCACCAACTTGCCAATCTGTTACTCCATCTAAATCTGTAGTACCAGCCGTATTGACTATGTAAAAATCTCCTGTAGTACCTTCTCCACTTTCTAAAGCAGGTAGATTCGTTTCTGCATTCCAAGTGCCTTGATAAATCAACCCGTCTACTGGAGGGATATTGCTATCGTATATTCTAATCCATTCGATGCCGTTACCCATGTAAAGGATTTCATCCAAGTAGACTAACGCTCCTATCTCAGGAACATAACCTGTCAAAGTGCTTACTTCCTGTACCTGTGTTAGGTATTGAGTATTTCTAGTGTTTCTACTCATTAGATTGATTTTAAGATGTTTATAATTTCGTCTAGTACAGATTCGTCTTTTGATAGCTCAGTCTTACTTTCAAAATATCCCTCGATACTAAAGCCTTTAATCTCACCTTCTTTTACCTTACTCCAAACCTCGTCATTATCTACCTTCATTGAAATCATCCAAGTACCTACAGGCAAACTGAATCCGTACAGTTTAGATTTATCTTTGTCCTCGTCTTCAATTATCCAACTCTCTACTACACTCATTCCGTCAATCTCTTTCATGTGTTCGTAGGTAGCGTTGTTCTGCTTGTTACGCTTTAAGAATAGCTCTGAGGCTTTACGGATTGTTTGACTAGAAAAGTAAATATAAAACTCACCGTTTTCTTTGTCTTTACGGTAAATCTGTTTGTTAGGAACTAATGCTGCACCCATCAATATTCGCTTCTCGTCATCTACAGATTTCAGCTCTACATATTGACGGTTTAAAGCTACCCAATCTTCCTCTATTGCTGGTGAGTTAACTACAGATACAGCATATACGCCTTGTCTGTCGATTTCCTCATTCAAAACCATTTCTACTATCTTCATAACCTTTTAACTTTTAATGTCTATAATGTTGCGTTTTGTACTCTGTTTCTATCTAAACTCTGAGCAGTTGTTACTTCGTTACTTACTACATACGCTTGTACTGGTTGCTGACCTAGTCCAGCTAATTGGTTAGCCGTGTTTCCACCAACTATATTAAACTCAGGAGTGGTTACAGAACCAGCTCCACCACTTGACGGAACAGAAACGCCTCCTCCAGCAGCAGCACCTCCTCCACCTTCAAATTTAGTCTTTGAGATTTTAGCAATGTTAGCAATACCAGCAGCTACAGCAATAGCAGCAAATACAGCTCCTAATATTGGGTTACCAGCAGATGCAAAAGCAGCCTGAGCAGATTTGTATGTATCAATAGTAGCCGATGCAATACCAGCAGCTTTCTGAACATTAAACGCTCTACGCTGTGACTTTTCACTCTTACCAGCAAATGCTCCAGCAAGTTGTCCGATGGCATCTAAACCACCTTTAACAGCATCTAGACGTTGACTAGCTAACGCTTTCTCTCTAGCTTCTTGTTCGTCTTTGTATTTCTTATCTACTGCAGCTAACTCTTCCTCTTGTCTAACTTTTAAAGCAGTAGTGTCCATTCCGTACTGTTCAGCAATTGTAATAAGCTGAAAATACTTTTCGTTTACGGCATCTAACTCTAATTGATTTTGAGATGTTGTAGCTTGTCTGTATTGTTCTTGGAATGCCTCTTCTGCGTCTAATGCTTCTTGTTGAGCTGCAGCTTGTTGTTCTGTTAACCTAGCTTGTTTCTCTGCTTCGGCTGTTAGTTCTTCCTGAGCATATTTCGTGTTTATGTTGTTTACTTCGTTAAGCTGATTTTCTTTTAAGATGGCAGTATCTTGCTTGTACTTTTCAGCTAACTTAATGAGCTCTTCGTATTTTTTATTTACTTCATAGACTTCACGCTCTTGCTCTGTCATATACGACAAACGCTCTTGCTCAGTAAATTCATTCTGAGCATCTCTTAATTGTGCTAATGCGTCTCTTCTCTGTTGTGCCGCATCTGAAGCTCTTTGTTTAGCACGCTCAGCAGCAGCTTGTCTTTCCTCTTCTTCTTTTGCTTTTACAGCTTCATTCTCTTCCGTCTTTTGGCGAAGTGTTTCTAGCTTTATTTCATTTCTACGAGAGTTATTTTCAACCTTTAGTTTGTTTAAGTGGTTTTTAGTTTCGTTAACCTCCTTTTGATTGTTTCGTAATAACGCATCATATTGCTCTTGTGATGTTAGCCTAGCACCTAATGCTCTTTTATGTTCTTCAGAAGATAAAAAATCTAATCTTTGCTGCTGAATTTTAATCTGTTTATTCGTCTCTTTAATTAAATCTTCAGTACCCTGTTCTCTTATTCTAGCAATGTCTTTCTCGCTTTTTCCTACAGCTTCTGCATAAGCAATTTCAGTATCTATCCGAGCTTCCATTTGCTGCTTATTTCTGTCTATTGCAGCGCTTTGGTCATCAAAAGCCTTTGTTAGTTTCTTCTGTTCAGCTATCAATTGTTCTGTAGACTTACCCATCCCGTCAAATGCAGCAACAGCAGCAGCTATAGCAGTAATCACAAGACCAATTCCTGTAAGCATAAATGCTTTACTTGCTGTAGTCATTCCTTGAAATGCGCTAACAACAGAAGTCTTAAGTGCTGTGAAAGCTGGTACAGCTTGTTTAATAGCATCAATACCTTGAGTCAGTGCCATTGCAGCCTGAACTTTTAAGATAGCTTCGTTCACAGCTTCGCTTTCACCACCAAATGCAGACATAGCACCTTGAGCAGCAGCAAACCCACCAGCAGCACCTCCTAATGCTCCTGTAAGTCTTTGGGAAGTAGTCATAGCCATACCGTCTAAAGCCATGTCAACAGCTATTACTGACTGCTTTAACGCTGCGGCTTCAGCTTGTATCTTTCTAAACTCAGCAGATGTTGTATCTCCAGCTATAGCCATACGGTACATTTGGTCTTCTAGTAGTCCAATTTTCTGACCTACGTCTGCATTTGTAGCCGCAAAGAACTCTACCTGTGCATCAACCTCTGCAATAACACCTTTTAACCTACCAGCTTCTTTAGCTAGGCTCTTAAACTCTTCAGTGTTTTGTTTGCCCTGTACTGCGAGTTGGGTTAACTTGTCTTCTATCTCGGATATGGCAGCACCTAAGTCCATATCCATAGTGTCCGCTAGGTTCTCAACGGTCTTGTCTAACTCATTTAAATTCTTGTCTAACTTGTCGACATCTAAGTTAGCTTTCTGAGTGTTTACGTCTATGTTTATCGTGTGCTTTTCCATTGAAACCCTGTCTTTTTATATTTTAATTCTCTCTTCGTTTGTTTAAATACATCCTTTACCGTTGTAGGTAGTTTGTATCTTCCTTTAGCTATCTCGATGTTGTCCGACTTTCCGTAAAAATCGTCAATCCGTAGCATATTTAAAATATCTGTTATCATGACCTTGAAATTAAAATGTATTCTGTGTCTGTGCTGCCGTCTGTGAAAGTATAGTTTACAGGAATCTCAAATGAATCAGTTGAACTATCCTCGTTTATTAAAGTGTCTTCTCCGCTTTCATCACTTATGAATGTAGCATCCTCACCAACTACGTTAAATAAACCTCCTGTAAATGGTGGTAACTCAAAAGTTACTGTAGTGTCACTAGTAAATGTATTAGGAGTAACAGATATAACTCCCGTTCCTGTAATATCTATATCTCCTGAAACAGCTCCATCCATTACGTTAACACCTACAACTACCGTGTCAACATCTATTGACGGTCTTATAAACTTTTTTCTCCTTAACGCTCTAAAATCGTGTAATAAAGTAAACGTCACCTCACCATTTACTAGGTTTGATTTCATATCATTTATTACATATCTCTTGTCTCTAATAACTAGTCTGTCGTTTAGGTTTAAATCAGTAAGTATTCTCAACGGAAGTACGGTCTTTACAGTTACCAATCTGTTTTTATTGTTGTATAGATTCTGTAGGTAGTCAGAGTAATAAGTTTTGTACACGCCCATGTCAACAACTTGCTGATAGTAAGATGACACTTCTGAACCCCAACACAAAGAATACAACTCACCGTTTTGAGTCCTTAGGTCTTGACCAAATAAAGCATAGTTACCTACGTTGTAAATAATAAATCCGTCATCGAACTTAAAGTCATCAGCTACTATATCTATCATTCCATTGTAATACAGTAGAACTGGTTTAGGAACGTATGGCTCATAGTTAGGTGAGTCTTTTAGAAAATAACCTACCTGAATATTTGTATCCGTAAATTTGTTAAACAAAGGCTGCTCAAAAGGAACTTGAATAGTATAGTCATTAGCATCTACATTAAAGTTGTAGTTCAAGTTTGCATAGGCTCTGTTAAAGAATCTTAAGAAAGCATTGTTCATAAATGACTCCGACTTTTGGTAGTTGAAATCTATTTTTTTATACAGTGGTACTCTCTTAACTTCTATGTCATCTGTAGTAGTGTACTCCGTAATATCGTAGATAGTACCTCTAGCATACCAGTCTTCTAAAGGCTCTAAATAGTATCTGTTGTCAGATACAGGATAAAGCGTTAGGTTAAATTGTTTAATTATTCCTGAGACAAAATCTGCTACTTTGATGTCAGGCATATTAGTAGATAAATTGACATCTCCCGACATAACTACAGGAGCGCAGTCTACTACATACGTTTGTTGTAAGGTAGGAGCGGAATTAGCTGAACCACCGTAGTACTCGTTGTACAAATCACAAGTTATAGTTAACTCTGCTGAAGCCTTTACTTCAAAATACATCTCTGTTTGAACACCAAAAGCAGATGTGTTTATAGTTTCTACGTAATAGTCATTTACACCACTACCACTAATAGTATTAACTAGAACTCCGTTTTTATATACGTCAATGTAGTAGTCATCAAAAGTAGTTACTGATAATACCCTGAATGTTAAAACGTGATATAGGATTGTCCCACCTGAAGAGAATAGGTTATAATCAAAAGGATAGGAAATAAAATTGCTAACTGAGTCAGCTACAAATGAAGACGTGTTAATATCATTAGTTATATCTACTCGTTCAGATGGAGTTAAAAAAGTAAACTGGTTCGTGTTTTTGCACATTAAGAATAACTTTTGAAACTGCTCACTTTGTAACCAGCTACCCTCAAACGTTACTCCATATGTTGACTGTATAGCCTCGAATATTTTTTCTACTTTAAGAGATGGAAACAGTTCTGTGTAGTCTATCCTACCAGTGTTTGTATCAATGTTGTCTAATGGTGTAGTAGGCTCATTGTATTGCCATACTCGCCTAGATGAAATTAAAGGATAACGGACATCGTAGTCCATTCCTAAGTCAGTTATTCTATTCAGTATTTCAGCACCTGAGTAAACGTGACTGTAAGCTGAGTAGTCTAGCATAGAAAGTTTATCCTCCCCGAACTGGTCTTTTAGCTTTGTAACTTCTCCGTAAAAAGTAATCGTGTAGCTATCAGTAGCTAGGTTTTTTATGTCCGACTTTTCAAGCTGAACCTTCCCTTTCCTAAATAGGATAGTGTCTATTTCTATGTACGCATCTCTACGTGAACTGTAATTCAAAGTAGAGTTAACTTCGTTTTGATAGAAGTGCTGAAAGATAGCGTTGTTTATAGGTGATGCTGGCACAGTAAAAGACTGTGAGAAGTCCGTCTTTACCTTGTCTAAGTCATTGATATTCTGAACAGAAGAGTTAACCTGAATCTCTTCGTCATTAAACAGCTCTATTCGCTCACCTTCTATGTATATCTGTACGCTTCTTTTCATTAGATGACGTTGTTTATTGTGTTGTAAGCGTATTCAAACTCTAAAGTGTAATTTGAGTCTTTAGTGTTTATACCTTTTAGCTTAGAAAGTCCTTTTGTCTTTATTGTAGCTGGTAAGCCGTTAACTAAAATACGTTCACTCATAATTAAATCAGTCAGTACATCGTAGTAGTTTTCAGTTACACTACCAGTATTAACCTTGATTTTCTGTGAAGCATTTACATTAAAGTCTTTACGCTGACCTTGAACTACAGAATAGTTAACTGAGTTCGCCATCATTAAATTATAAGCATTAGATTTCACCTCTATGTCATCAAATGAAGCCTTGAAGAAAAACTCTCTCTGCCATGCTCCTAACTTATTTACAAAGTCAATTACTACAGGTTCGTATCTACATTCTGTAACTGGTCTAAATACCCACGTAGCTTGAACAACATCCGAAGCGTTCAAAAGCTCTGTAGTACATCCATCTAAATAGTAACTTTGTGGTACTCTATAAACATCTCTTACTCCTGAAGAAGTAAATGGAATCGTAATTGTAGCTGCTGTTACTAGGTTAGTATATTTCATCTTCCATCCACTAATAGCTTCAAGTGTTAAAT